TTGATAATTTCCCTTAAAATTTTCTTAAAATTAAACACGTCTTTATTTAGAAATGGTGAATATTTTGAAATCTTTAGTCCTACAGTCTCCCATACAGGATCCAAAAGTTTTTTATCAAAATCTACTGAAAAGTGAAATATTTTATTGTAGATGGTAAGTGTTTCTATGGATAGTTTTCCACTTAAAAACTTTTTAAGAATTGGTGGATGTCCTTTGGAACAATTCAAAGCATCTTCTAGTTTTATTTCCGAAAATAATTGTTCGGACTCTTCTTTGAACAAATAAGTCAAACTCTGTTGTCTTCGCATCCAATCAGAGTATGTTCTTTCACCTGAATTGATGATTTCACCGATCCACAAATTACTCGGATTATCTGATGCAACAAAGTTTGATACAAGAAAATCTACGATCTCTTTATCCGAAAATTTACGACTAGTACGTTCAAAAAAATAACGATCTTTGCGTTTATTAAAGGATGTTAAACTGGCACGAGTCTTTGCACCATATTTAAAGAAGTCGTATTTTGGATTTGTAAAGTGATTTTTGAGTGACAAATAATGTTGATATGTTTCAAATGGAGTCACATTCATACCGGCAACTTTGCTTTTGAGGTTTTCTTCATAAAGTTCAAATTGATAGCATCATACTTAAGTCTTTCTTTCAAAGGTTTTGAAATCAGTTTAGTGACTGATTCTACTTCAAGATTATTGATTTCACAATAATGACAAATTGCATCAATATAATTGAATTTTTCTTCTACAACAATTTTCTCAATTTCAAGAGCAAACTTTGAAGGAGTTAAAAACTTATTTTCTATTGCTTGTTCTAATTCTTTACTTGGTTCCATATGGTCTACCGCAAATTCTAAAAGATTTTCTAGTGGATTACTCATAGTATTTCACAATATATTATTTATTATTATAACTTAAAGTAATACAATAGTCAAGCAGACATAAGTTCCAAACGATCATTCACAAACTTTTTAATATATTCAACGACAAGTTTCATATATTTTTTCAAGTCTCTTTCTTCATAGACAACACATTCACCATTTTCACATGCCATGATGATTACAAGTTTTTTGACGCGAATTCCAGTCATCTCATAATATGCCATACCATAAAACATTGCCTGAACAAAATAATGGTCAATCCATTCTCTTGGTTTTGGTTTTTTAGAAGTCTTGAAGTCAATAACTGCAAGTTCTTCATTATGCTCTGCAATACAATCAGTTGTTCCGGCAACACCGAGTTGTTTACTAAAAAGAGCACCTTCTAGACAATGAATATTATTGATTCTATTCAGTTCTGTTTTCGCAATCTTAAAAAGAAAATCCGGAAGCGGCGGCACAGGAGGGAGATCTTTATTGTAAAGATAGTTCTCCACAAGAGAGTGCATATCCGTACCGCGAGAAGTAGCCGCTTTAGTAATTTTCTCCGCTTCCTCATCACCAACCCTCTTACGCCATTTGATAAAGATTTCACGATTAAAATGACTCGTAATGGAAGTAATGGATACAAGTTTTAAAAATTGATCACCATCAGGGACATTATAGTATCTGACCCCATCGATTGTAGTTCTTTCTAATTGGGGCAATTCAATATCAATATGTTTAAATTTAAGATCTTCATTTTTCTTCAATTCATTATATTTTTCAATAAGGGGATTAGACATTAGAACCTCAATCTTCCTATATTATAGCATATTATTGTGGTTTAATCATAGACCAAGTGATTTTTTAGCGAGTACAAACTCCTTAACTAATTTTGATCTGACAATATCATCTACATTAAACTCAATCTTTTCAAATGAAGGCATCGCATCAATTACTCTCATAAAATCAACAATACCTGTTTTTTCACTCATTTTAACCAAATCACTTTGTTCAATATCTCCAGCAAACATAATTTTCGTATCTTCACCACATCTTGAAATCACAGAAAAACTCTCATGTGCTGAACAATTTTGCGCTTCATCCACAATAATAATACAATTATCTAAAGTAATGCCGCGAATAAAAGAAGTACACCAGAAAGAAATAGTATTTTGTGCTTTTAAATTTCCATAAAGCATATCAAAATCTACATCACTGGGCATCTGAAACATATACTTTACCATGTTCTTATAAGGAATCTCAAAAAGAGATTTCTTATCATCTTCTCCACCTGGCATAAAACCAATTTCTCTTGTTTGCACCAAACTTCTTACAATATAAATTTTATCATAAGGAGTTTTTTCGTCTAAAACTTCTTTGAGTGCTTTATAAAGAAGACAGAAAGTTTTTCCAGAACCTGGAACACCGTGAGCAAAAATATTTTTACCCTCATCATAATACTTAAACAAAAGTTTCTGATTTTCTGTAAGTGGATCAATATCTACAAGATATTCTGAATTTAATGGTTTTTTACGCTTCATTTGGCGAGTTGTAAGACCAACACCGATTGGTTGTTCTGCTCTTTTGTTTCTTCTTGTCATATTAGAGTTTTTGGTAGTTTGCTATTTTTAAGACATGTTCCATAAATGAGGATAAATCCATATCACTTTTCATATAATTACATTTGGTGCAACAAGGGACACAATTTTCTTTTTCATATCCTTTCATACTATCTATCCGATCAATTCCATTATATGGAACTGGAACTCCTACATATTTTCCTTTACCTCTATGAGGTTGTTTTAATTTTGGTTTCGAACCACAATAATAACAGTTTTGTTTAATAATTTTAAGATGTTCTTCTTTTGATAAATTAAAATTTATATTTCTAGTTTTTGCCCCAGATTGGTATTGTTCATAAACGTATCTATAAACACTTTCTGGTTTTCTTCTAGATTGGGCGTTAATTCCATTTACAAAATTTTTAGTACAACCACAACTCTTTCTGTTATGTTTTTTACTATTACTAAAAAGATTATCAACTCTTACCAAAAGTTCCTTACCACACTTACATTTACACAAAACTGTTCTTCTTTTTCTACCAGATGGTTCTACAAATGATACTGATTTATCATCTATAACAGTAAGGTAATTGAAAACATCCCCAACTTTTATTTCAAGTTTTCTTTTCTTTTGCATGAACCAGGTTGGAATAGTTATTAATAATATTATTCATATGGGTTTTACATTTGATTTTGGAGCTTTGCTTGCTTTTAATAATACATCGTTCCATCCAGGATTTTTTTTCACAAGTTTATCTTTCCATTCCCCCGCTTCACCAACATTCATTTGTGTTGGAATAAGTGGTTTGAGATTTGGATTTTCTTTGAGATATGGATCTTTTTCTGCCATGTACATCCATTTCTCAAATATTTCACCAGTCTCTATATTTTCAAATCTATATGTTGGCATTGTTATAATTTCAAGATATTTTATTTAGATCAAATTTTCCATTCGGATTCACCACCCAAAGCTTCGTAACAAATAGGAAATTGTTCGGCAAAAACTGCCTTACACGCTTTTGCAATATCCATATGTTCTCGTTGAGTTCCTGATTTTTCACGGAGAGCAATATACGTGATCCAACTACGACAAGATCCACTCATATAGATCCTTGTGGGCGTCGCTAGAGGCAATACGAACCTTGCACACTCTTTTGCTACATCAGACTCCAGAAGTTCCTTGTAGAGTTCCTGAGCGGCATCAAAATGATCTTGAATTTTGGAATACAATTGAATTTTGAGATCAGTAGGAAGATCGTCAATTGAGTTCTGGCGATTTTTAGTATCTTGACGGCGAAGTTCGGGAAGTGGAATATCTTCCCCTAAAAGAGTTGTATCAGCATAACGCTGGGAAAACTCTTGATATGTGAAACTTCTGTGACGCAAAATCTGTGCGGCAATTCCACGGTTTGTTTCAATCTCAAGAGTCATAAAACTTTGTTCAAACACAGACCAATGATTATGCTTAATGCAATAAGCAAGCAACTTGGAATAGTTTTCAGAATCCTGATTCGCAGGATTAGAAACTCTCGCAACATATGCCATTGTTTTTTCTGCATCTGGAGTCACGCTAATAAGTTTTACAGTCATTTCTTTCCAAATCCTTTTGATGTGTGTGCTTCTAGTTTTTCAATTTCTTCTTCAGCTTCACGAAGACGCTTTTTCATTTGATGAAGTTCTTCTTCAGAATACATATGATTTTGAGCAACTAATCTCTTCATTAACTTTAAAAGTTCTTTTGCTCTTTTTGTTTCAGTCATCTAAATCACTATCCTCAAAAATTTCATCATAATCTAAAATTGGTCTTTTTTCAATTTCAGATTTTGTGTAGTTATTGTAAGATGGGGCATCCGAATAAACTTCCGCTTTTAGAGAGTCAAGTAGTAACTCCATATTTCTAATAATCAATTTTATCTTATCCTTGTCCATTTTTCATAATCAGAAATTTAAATCTATTTTACATAAAAAAAGGAAGATTGTCAATCTTCCTTTTGAGTTTCAATTGTTCTTTATTAAGTTTATTTTACAGTCTTTAGAAGTATTCTGTTTTAGTTCCATAATCAAATCATTTTTTACGTGATTTGAAATTTCGGTTTTTATAATTCTTCCTGCTATTAGTTGTGCCTGAAGACAAGATAGTAGAAGTACTTCCATTGGATTTTAGAGAAAGGTGATTTTTTTGAAACTATAAACTCATTTACGTTTCTTTTTTTCGGGTGATTTATAACCCCATAACTTTGGATTTATCTTACCATCAGCCCAACGTATATCTTGAATTGAGTCTTTGCCAAACTTATCATAGTACATATCAAAGATACTTACACGTTTACCAGATCTCGTAATATCATAGCAAATTTTGTTATCTGCAGTATAGGTTACAAGATAAGCATCTAATGGAAGACTATTATCCTTTGCATCCTGAATAGTGCATCTTTCCTTTAAGATTTCACATCCATAGCGAGATCTTGATAATTCTTTCTCACGGGTAGTCCAAGATTCTGAGGAAGATTCACTATCAGTTTCGGTTGACATCTTTGCTTCTTTAGTGTTATTTTCCATTCAAATTCTCATAATCAAACTCTATTACCCCATTGAATATCTGGATAGGCATCAGCAACATTTTGTTTTGAAATTTTATATTTTGTTTCCAGTTTTTTATCTTTTACCAAACAAACAATTTCCGCTTCAAAAGGATGCAAACCTTGAAGAACATTAATGAACATTGTTTCTCTACGAAGAGAACTCAATGAATCATTTCCACCTTTGATGAAATTATAAAATCTTGACCACTCCTTACGAATAGTTGATCTTCCCTGATCTTGAGATCCGAGTGAATTGGAACCAAGTTCTTCCATTTTTTCAACGGCATCTGAAATTTTTTCACTTAAAGTTCCCTTGAATGAACTCATTTCATCAACTGCCGCATAAGGAACATCACCTGGAGGTAATGCAGAAATTATACTCTCATCAAAGTTCCAAATAAGAACCGCCTTAATCGATGGATCTTCATACTTCTTTAGCATCTCTACTTTTTTTGCATCCGTTCTCTGTTTCGAAACCAGATTGAGAACTTCAAAAGCAAATGGATTCGTAGGAAGATTTTCAGATATGGATTCCGCCTTTACGGTTTTTGTAGACGCTGCTCTCGGTTTAGTCGTCGTCTTCTTCGTTGTCGTTGTAGTCATAACTTTCGTTTTCAAATCTTACTGTAGTAATTTCTTGATCTATAAAATTGCCTTCATTATCATAAAACTCTGGATGATAGGCAATATTCTTTGCACCTTCTTGGTACATCATCATATAATCTCGGGCAACCCATCCACCTATTACCCCGACTATCAGAAACAAAATGGTTAGAAAGGAACCAAAAACTAAACTAATTGCGAGCATTTCTTTTACCTCTGGAAACTACTTTTTTTCCTTGACTTAAAGGAAAACTCAAAATAGATAGTAACTTCCCGATTTAGAAAGCAAACTATCTTCTCAAAGATGATGTGGAATGGTTGAGTTTGCTTTCTTTTGCCTCCATTAAGAATAAGTTCAACACCACGATTATAGTGGTCTTCTTTTTTATTTAGGTCAGGATTTAATGACTTGTCGTTCTTTGAGGAATTTGATTGTGTCAACGCACCCTCCTAATTTTTGATCGTCGCAAATGACTTGTGGAAAAGTAGAACCTTCACCAAACTCGGCATAAAACTCATCTTTGGTAAAATGTTCATTAAGATTATAAACCACAAAGTTACTTCCTGTCAACTCCAAAACCTGTTTGACTTTGTAACAATAAGGGCAATCTTCTTTTGTATATACTGCGAAATTCATAAGTTCTTTAAATTTATAAAAGTTTATAATAATTTATATAGAAAAAAGGAGGGTATAAAACCCTCCTCACTACCACCATTACCTCTACGCACCACCGAAGAGGGTCTTCAATCCCAAAGATACGAGGATGTTGAAGACCTTTTTATTATAAGAGATTTTGAGTCAGGTGTCAAGAGGTTTATCAATTGCGATCCATCTATCGTTTTTAAGTGTCCACTTGACTACTTCGGTAATTCTTTCCTTCACAGATTTTACAGGAACCCATCCAAGTTCTTTCATCTTATTTCCATCTAGAGCATAACGTAAGTCATGACCCGGACGTGAAGAATGAAAGTCAACCAATTCATAATTAAGTTTTTTATCCTGAGCACCCGCAATGATTTGAGCGAGTTCAAGATTATTCAGTTCCTCTGCCCCAACGATATTGAATTTAGGACATTTAGCATTTCCCCAAGTAGGTTCAAAGATACCCTCATAATTAAGAAGAAACAAGATGGCAGAAGCAACATCTTCGGCATGAATATAGTGTCTTGAACCAGGAATAGTTCTTGTAGAGTCACTATGAATAGTTACAGTTTCACCGTCACGGATCCTTTTAATACACATAGGAATATATTTTTCGGGATGTTGACGCTCTCCAAATACATTCATCGTATGAGTAATATAAATGGGTAAACCATAAGTATTTTCATAAGCAACCGCAAGTTCCTCACCACCTGCTTTTGTAGCACTATAAGGGTTGGTTGAGTTGTACCGATCATTTTCTTTGTACTTAATATCATTTGGGGCAGGTCCAAAAACTTCATCTGTACCAAAGTAAATAAATCTTTCTAAATTATTTTTTTGCAATCTCGCAAATTCAAGAATATTGCAGGTTGCAACAACATTATCCAGAACAAATTCCATTGGATATTCAATACTTCGATCAACGTGAGATCCTGCAGCAAGATGTAGAATATAATCAACCTTTCCGATTTCAGAACGAACCAGGGGATTAAGTTCTGCTTTGAGATCATGATGAACTATCTTGACTCTTTTACGAACTTCTGGATTAAATGTAAGCATTAAATCGTGAAGACGATTAAGATTTCCACTATAATCTAAACGATCAAGTGTAATAATTTCCCAGTCAGTAGTTTTTAAAATCTGACCAATTAAGTGATGAGCAATAAATCCAGCACCACCAGTAACAAGAGCACGTTTCATAATTAATACAGTTTAATTTCTTTGTAATGTGAGAAAGTTTGTTCATTAATTCTTCTTTTTATAGATGCTCGTTCGTCGTTCATGATATAAACACTACGAGCAAGTTCTATGAATTCATCATCAAACTCTTGGAGTTTTTCTTTTTCTCTAATTTTATCTTCAATCTTCCAGAGTTTTTCATTGACTTTTTTGAGTTCAACTTCATGCTCTAAAATATAAGAAGTTAATCTTGATTTTATTTTGTTTAATTCTTTCAATTCTTTATGAACATATTCATCATCAGTTAGAGATGCTTTAATTTCTAAAATTGTAATCTTATCAATTAATTCACCAACTGATATCGGAACTGTAATTTTCATAATACTTTCTTAATTTTATCTTTAATGTGATTAAGTCTTGTATTCCACCATTCGAGTACAGATGAATCATTTTGTTTGTTTTCTGCACATTTTATGTAGGCATCCTCCCAAGACTCTGCAAAAATCCAAGGTGGATTTTCTTCATACTTAAAGGTAAATTTGACTTCTTCTTTTGCTCCAACTACAATTGGAATTGCACCATTCATAGATGCTTCATATAATCTAAAACAATCTAATGAAGAATTACCACGACCACAAGGAACAAATAATGATTTAGAATAAATCTTACACATAAGTTCTTTTGTAGTTGATTTTCCTATAAAATATGGATTTAATTTTTTAAATACAGATAACATTTTTTCTCTATCAGATTTCATTTCACCTAAGAAAGACCAAATCAATTGCTTATGTTCAGAAAAAACTTTACATCCATTTGTATATCCTAATGGAATATGAATAGTGTTTGATGTGTATGTATAATTCGGATGATGATATTGCCTTAAAAATAATTCACAATAATCTCCTAGTTGATTGAAATCAGATAAATCTTCATCAATAAATTCATCCGAAAGACATATTATAATTTTGGGTTTAATTCTTTTTACTGTAGATAAAATATTTGTAAAAGTATGAACCCTAGAAGAAAAAGCAAATACATCACAATTTAGATCTGTGTGTTCTATTTCTGACGTTTTAATATAATGTGCATTTCCTTTTGGTAAGAGTTCATTTAATATAAAATCAGTTTCCCATAATCCAGATTCAATCACATAACTCATAGAGGTCTAGATAAATCAAAATTATTTTGAATTAAATCAATAATATTTTTATTTTTAGAAACTACACCAAGTCCATATGTATGAGTAAATGTACATTTTGGTAGATCAATCTCATCAAAAAACCTCTTAACTCCATATTGATTTCCATTAAGTTCTTCTATACAAGTATCGTGAAATAAAATAACTCCATCATCATTTACAAATTTACTCCAAGTTTCAAAGTCATTT